GTGTTGAGGGTGGCCCCCGCTTCTACCGCAGCAAAGGTGCCACTACCAAAACCGACGTTTGAGGTGCCGGTAGGGTGCGTAGCTTGAATGTCTACAGTATCAGATGCAGTCAACGCACCATTTACATCTAAGGCACCACTAATGTCTGTAGTAGTAGCATTAATATCTAGTGTACCAGTAGTAATTTCAATCTCTGTATCTGCATCAATATCTAGCTGACCATCTGTGCTAGAGTTAATGGACAAACCACTATCTCTAATTTGAATAGCCATAGCGTCATTTAGTAGAACACCTGTATTATGAACGTGTGTTAGTGTTACATCATTGTCAGCACCAAAGCCCAAAACCGCAGCGTCACTTGCTAGTTTTAGATCGTTACTAACTGTGACTGCCGTAGAGGCTGTAAGATCGACAGTAGGTGCTGTAATTTCAATTTCTGTATCAGCGTCAATATCTAGCTGACCATCTGTGCTAGAGTTAATAGATAAGGCAGAATCCCTAAACTGAACAGCACTTGTAGTATTTAGTCTAACACCTGTATCTGGAATATGAGTTAGTGTTACATCATTATCAGCACCCAATCCCAATACAGCGTCATCATTATTAAGTTTAAGATCATTACTAATAGTAACTGCTGTAGAAGCATCAATATCCACAGTAGGTGCGGTAATTTGCAATGTCGTATCTGCATCAATATCTAATTGCCCGTCTGCGCTAGAATTAATAAAAATAGCAGAATCACGAAACTGTACTTTCTTATCTGTGGCTACAAGAGTGTCTTCTCCAATGCCATCAATATATGCAGTACCATCAATATACAAGTCTTTAAACTGTAAAGATGCTGTACCAATACTTAGTGTATTAGTAGTTTTAGGTTTAATCTCTGTAGCTGTAGCTACAAAATCTTGAACCGGACCCAATACAGTAACAGGACCGCCTTCTGCGGCAGTGCCATCATGTGTATGGCCTGACGTACTAAACGCACTTACAACGGCATCAAACTCACCGTCAAGATCAGAAGCGTTAATTACGTTGCCATCTGCAATGTTGTTAGAGCCGTCGTTTCTTGTATATCCTGTACCCATAATTTTACCTTCTTGCGTTTGTGCCGTACTCAAGAGTAACGGCGTCTAGTGAAAATGGCGGATCAGTGCTGTCTGAACTAAACTGCAAAGAACCTGTGTAACCTGAACCAATTAATTGGCTTTCAAATACATATTGTAATTTACCACCATATGATCCTGTTCCATATGCGCTAGTACCATAAAAAGCAACAGTACTAGTAGTATTACTAAATGTAATAGGTGATGGCTGAATAACATCCTTACCATCAAAGTCTAATTTTAATGCTGCGTTAAAGTCTACGCTGCCCTGCGGGTCCGTATATAAAAACATTTTGTAGAAAGTTTTTCGCACACGCGGGTCAGAAACTGGCATATGAGGTGTAGAAAATGTAGCTAAGATATTAGCACCATCAAAGGTATTACCGTTTTCTAGTTGGTATAAATAACCATCTTTATTTGCAAATACAGCCAGTTCTACATTTTCATTTAAATAGCTGTCCGCAACATATGCTTGTATACCTCTAGTTTCAGCAAATGCAAAACCACCACCACCTTCTTCTGCTAACTGTGTTGTTAAAATACCTTTAGCATTATTTTTTGAAATGCTGGCACCATAACCCATTATTCTGTATTGAGACTTTGACCTCAAAACAACACTACAAAAGTTAGTGCTTGAACTAACAAAGTTAGTAAACTCACTTTGGATTACTTTAGAAGCATTAGAAAAGTTAAAGTCTCCAATTCGTTCTGTAGCACTTAGTAGTCTAAGACCGTCTGGTCCTAAGAACATAACGTCAGAACCAATTTCTTGAATAGAGTCGCCTTCAATACAACCAATATCTCTAGTTACAGGGTCTAGTTTAAAGTCTGCAATAGTTGATCCCGATATTCTAAAAATACTTTCGTTTGTAAAAATAAAAAGTGTTTCTCTAAATACTGAAAGACCTGTAATGTCAGCACCTACATTAATCGTTCCTGCACCATTAGCGGCACTAAAGTCTGTATCAGTATACACTGCTGTAAAAGTTATAGCAGAACCTTTAGCAAAAAACAATGTATTTTTAAAATTAATTGTGTGAGTAGCTGACACAACATCTGAGGGGGCAGTATTTAAAGCGGTAAAAGTAGTGCCATCAAAAATAGCTGGAACACTAGCTCCATCTACCAGCATAATTTTATCTGTACCATTAAAATTATATCTTGTAAATCTTAACCTATTAGCTGACACACGAGAAGTAGATAAAAATGTAATTGCTGCATTGTCCGCTGGGCTACTAGCTAAAGCAGGATTAATGCTAACTGTAGAGCCTCCACTGCTTACAGTAGCATTTGCCGTTACTGTATAAACTAAATCAATACCAGCAACTTTAAATACATCACCCGCTTGTGGGGCAGCAGTTAAGGCGTCCATAGCTAAAGAGGTGCCGGTTTGACTAGCACCATTAACTAATACAGTACCGTAATTAGGTACATTTATATGTGTATAACCAGAGCCTGCCGTTTTAAACAGATCAAAGTTTCTCTGTACAATAACTGTGTCGTTAAATACAGCTACACCCGTAGTCTTGTGATTGGTTGTAGTTGTTGTAAACGTAACTGCCGCAGCATTAGCGGGACTACTATTTAAAGAACCTGTTAGTGTCAGTGTAGCCCTACGATTAGTGGCATCATAACTAACACCACCTGATGCAATAGTATATGTACCTGTTACACCAGCAACTGTAAGCGTGTCTCCAGCTTCAGGTGTTTTATGAATGTTACCTATAATTAATGTCGTACCACTTTGGCTAGCTCCGTGTACAACAGGCGCACCGTATGCAGGAATAATATTACTGTCGTATTTATCAAAGCCTAATATACGCCTGTAGCCGCCCTCAATAGAGGGTTCAAAGTTGCGTAGCACTCTAGCACTACCCGGAGCGTTAATACCCTGCTGTAGAGGGCTTAAATTGGTTACAAGACCCCCTTTAAACTCAATAGGAAAAGTTTGCCACGCTTCCATTATAGTGCGTCCAAAGAAGAACCTACATTAGAAGATGATGTAGCAATACGTCCTCCTCCCTGATTGTTACTAACCATAGAACTACGAAGATAATAAAATCTATTAATTAAAATGCTACGCATATGTTTAACACCGTCTTCAAACTTTTGCATAGCTATAGTAGACGCTTGTGCATCACCCCTAAAAAGATATGCGTAGTGCATAGCGCCATCTGTAATAATGTGCTTAAATCTTTCAGGAATAACTGGAACGTCAGTTGCATTTTCTAAATCAACAGGAACACGATAGTATTCATAGATTACACTATAAGCTTGATCTGGTGGAGGAATCATTCCGTATTCTAATGAAGGAGCATTAAACACATAATTAGGTAGAGCATTGTTATCGGCAGTAGCTTTATACTCTTGAGATACAGACTTATGTAAATATTCTTCATAAGCTACATTCTTTAGCTTTTTTGTATTGTTGCCTAATGTAGTGTCTTCTTTAATTCTAAAACTATCAAAATTAATAGTCTTAGCGTCATCTGGAAATGGGTATCTAGTAGTACCTGTTGTTAGTACGTCTTCTTGTTCTACGTGATTAAAAGGCCATTCAAATTCAGACTGATTAATATAACGAATAGAAGCATTAACTGCATCCTTCGCATGAGAATAAAAACCTGTAGCTGAGTCAAAGTTAGAAGAAGTAAGCTGAACTTCATTAAGTCGCCTATTAACTTCGTTTACTAGACCGAGAAAATTGTACGCCATTATTTTTCTCTCACTGTTAATTTAATGGTACGTTCAGCCGTACTGCCTGTACTGTCTGTCATTCTACAAGAAAAAGTATATTCTCTATTAGTAACACCACCACCAATGTTGATAGTAGCAACAGTAGTTGTGTTAGTTTGAGACACATTTTGAATACTATCAGTAACCGCACTGCTAGATGCAGTCGTTAGTGTTTGTCCTGCACCCAAAAGTGTTTTACCAATCTCACTAGTTTTAACATACCATTCTACAGAGCTAATTGTCGCATCGCCTAAGAAGCGTGACCAATCTGCATTGTAGTCTAATGTTTCATCTGGGTCTTTTACAGGCCATTTAAAGGACATAGAGTTACTCCGTTACGTACACTGTTCGTTCAAATGAAGTTGGTTGACGTTCAACATAAACGTAACGATCTTCTTTTGGTATATCTACTGTTCTATCGTTTGTTGTCGTTTGTCTTGATACAAATATAAGACGACTTTCAAAAGGAACATTTACTGTTCGTTCATATGTAGTAGACATTAAGCTGCTCTCGAAATATAAACGCAGCGTTTTCTACTATACTGAGCCTTTACTGCTACGTAGTCAAAAACAACAGCAGTCTCAGTAGTATCTCCAACATTAGTTGTACCCTGTACGCCTGTTAAACCACCACCCGTTGCAGTAATAATATCTGAGCCTACTGCGGATGTTGCTGAAACACCAGTGACATTAACGGTTAAATCGGGGCTTACAGTTCCTATAGAACCTACACTGCTTACACCGCTTAGTATTGAACCACTAGTAGTAATACTACCTATAGCATTGACTGCGCCGGTAGCAGAAACACCAGTAAGTGTTTTACTTAAATTAATTTCGCCATATTTAGAAACACCGTATCTACCGGAACCAAATCTAGCGGAAGCTAATATAATAGCCATAATATATTATTACTAAGCTATACGAACAATAGCGTTTGAGGCGTCTGCGGCAGGAAAGGAAATAGTTAAGTTTCCCGCAACAGCACCCACCGTACCTCCAAAATCAATAACACAAATTGCTTTATTACTAGCAGAAGAATTATAAATAATACAGCCGTCTGTAGACACAGTTACTGTTGAAAATACTTCATCCGCAAAGTCTACTATGGCAGTAGTACCAGAAAGAGAAATAGAGGCAGAATCTAAATTCTGACCTCCCGCACTATAATTTGTACCTGAAGCTTCATCACTATTATCCGTAACATTTGAGTAGTTTGTTGTGGCAGCATTATATGTACCAGATGGAGAAGCCTTAATTAAGGCAATCTTAATAGTGTGTGTATCTAAGTCATGTACACCTCCTAAAAGCTCTTGCTTAAAGGAACTACACATTGCTGTAGTAATTGCCATAGGTTATTCCTTACTTAATATGAGTAGGGACTGAGAGCGTTAACTCCCAGTCCCATACTCAGTTAGCTTACGCTAGAGTGTCACGATCTACTTCATCAGCAGTCGCAATACCATTGTCACTAACGTCTAGCAAGCAAGCAAAGACACGAATTTCACCAGCAGTGAAAGATGCGCCGCCACCAGCAAGCGTTAGATCAAGAGTATCAGCAGATGTAATTACTAGATCAGCCGACACGGTAACGCTAGGTGCATAAGCACCATCCGCAGCCCCGTCAATATCAAATGCTGTAACGTACTCATCAGCATCTGCACCAGTGCCGAGAGTGGCAGTGGCATCAGTGCCTGTATTTTGAGTAGCACTTGACGTAACCTGAAAACCAGCCGACAGAATTTTTGTGTTGGCAGGAATGGTTAGAGCCTGTACAACATCACCATTTGGGTTGATGCTATTAGCAGTCAAATCAATGATCTGTTGTACATAGTAGGGTTGACGCCCGCGAGCTTCATTGCCACGAGCGGGAGCAAGAGTAGCAGTAATTGTAGCCATTTTTCAATACTCCTTATACTAAGCAAACTTTGGCGTTTACAAGAGCTTCGGGACGAAGAATCTTGCGGCCATAAAGATGCATACCACGAACAACATCAGCAAAGCTATCTGGATCACGATAGGTTTCTGTTTTGTTGATCTGTTCGGCAGTAGCTACGGCTGAAGAGTGGCCTGCAACAACAACACCATAGTTGGAAGCGTTTGTACCACCAGTTGTGGAGGAACCTGTACCAACTGAAGGTAGGTTGTTAGAGACGTATACTTTAAAGCCAAGTAGGTTGTTTAGAACTAGACCGTTCTGAAGACCAGAACCGCCGAAGTCGCTGTTGAATAGTCTGGAATCTTCGTCCTGAAGAATTTCCTTAAAGACTGGATCAATAACGAGCCAACGACCGTTTGAATCAACATTCTGTTGGTCAAGCTTACGAGCCATACGGGAAATAACCTGAATAGCATAAGCATTACCAGAACCAACGACTGCACCATCATTACCAGCACGAGCCTTAATACCAACAGCACTTCCTGAAGAACCACCGAAGTCGTCGGCTTCAATCTTCATGCTAGAAAGTAGTTCGTCTGTGCCAGCGGTTGCAACAGCAACTTCACCGTTAACAGTGGTGTTAACAGCACTAGCAACACTGTGTAGTGCAGACTGCTTAAAGCCACAAAGATAACCAAGAACGTCTTGATCGTACTGATCAGATAGGCGGAAAGCCGCACGATCAGAAGCTAGTGACTGGAAGTTAACATGAGAATGTGCTTCTTCAATGTCATCAACCTTAAAAGCAAAGTAGTTAGACTTATCAACCGTGAGGCTGAAGTCTTCATCGTCTAGGTCTTGAGGTGTAATAACGGTGCCACGAGTGTACGCTTTAACGGAGATTTCAGGCTCCTTAATAATGCGAACGGTGTCACCCATATTAGCAATTTCACCAAAATAATCAGAGTTGGTGATCTCTTCACATACAGATGACTTACGGAACGCAAGCTGCACCTGCTTAGAATAAATTACAGGACTAAATGCACCGTTAGGTAGGTTGCCGTATCCTGCTGCTGCTGAAAATGCCATAACATTAACTCCTTTAAACAGCTATCAGATGCTAACTCCAAACTTCCTGTAGAGGCTAATTAAAGTAGGTGCGCTTAAAAATACATTTGGCCTAACGTATTATTAACGGGCTACTCGCTTTAGGTAAGTCTATAGATAAAAATGTAGTTGCTAAGGTGTATAAACTACACCAAAATAGTGGGTAGGCTAATGCGGCCACTTATTTTGATATAGTTATATACGGTTATTTTATAATGTCAACTATTATTAACGTGCTGAACCAGAAAGATCATATACAAACTTTCCTGAACGGATAGCTTCCATAATAGTATCTTGATTCTTTTCGTACTGTGTAGCTGACATCTTCTGAACGTCTGATTCTTTAATGACGCCGGAAGTATCTTCGGCTGTAGGCCGATTACGTGTGGCACGGGTATCTACCATTTCAGCGGCGTTACTAGAACGCTTGCTTTTCTTTTTGGTACTAATACCTCTGTCTGCCTTATATAGATCAATGGCTCTTGCTGCTGCTTGAGCATCATTGTCATTGTCGTACAGGGCTTGTTGAATCCAACGCGGTTGTTCTTCTGCCCACGTGTGGAAGTCATCGTCCTGTCTAATTTCATCGAAGTCTGGGTGTAACTGTAACAAAACAGTTTCTGCCTTCTGACGCTCTGCGTCTTCTTGCATCTTATTAATTTTAGTTACACGCTCTTCTAATTCTGTAGATTGTTCTCTTGCTTTCTTAATTGCAATAGTTTCTACGATGGCGGCTACGTCTGGATACTTAGACATCCACACATCAATCTCATCGTCTGTTTTAGGTAGCTTCATCTCCTTTTTAGTGGCAGACGTAAGCTGTTCCTTTAATTCACTAATTTGAGATTGTAGGTCTTCCTGTTGTTTCTGTGTGTGTCTACGTAAGTCACCATATCTCTTTTTAAATGAACGCTCTTCAGCGGTAGTGGGTTCTGCCTCTTGTTCTTCTTCTTCTTCGGACACTTCACCCTTTTGTACGCGAAGCATTTCTTCTAGTTCTTCTTCGTCTTTCTTAATGCGTTCCGAATTGGAATACGGACGACTAATAAAGGCTTTCTTTTCTTCTACCTGTACGGTATCTACTTCAGACATTATATTTCTTTCTCTGGGGCCACCGTAGCCTACTGTGTAGGGGGATGAGTAGCCAGCAAATTAGTCTGTTTAAGTGTGACTATCACTTTCGGGAACCTAAGCCCCCTCTTTTCTTTCTTTTTCTTCCACCTCTTTTTTTGTTTCGTGGTTTACGCTTGATTAATCCTCCTTTAGCTGCACCTACACCTTCTGCTCCATCATCTCCATCCTCAGTTTCGTTACCGCTATCATCGCCTGTAGAAGAACCGTCTCCCGCACCCGCTTCTTCGGCAGAAGTTGCTTCAGCATCATCAACATCAGCTTCGGCATCAGCTTGAGCATCATCACCAAGATCATTGGGGTCAAAGTCAGGAGCAGTAGTTGCAGATTGGTCAAAACCCGGATCATCAATATCTGCTATGTCGTCTTCATCCTCAACTTCATCGACAGTGAAACCCGCACTAACATGGCTTTTAGCGTTTTGTGCCATCTTCTGTGATGTTGTCTTAGCTTTATTAACGTCTGTTGGGGTAAGTTTGTCTGCTACCACTTCAAATTCGCCAAGCTCATCATTCCACCCGTATGTGGCACCAAACGTTCCCGCTACAGAAAATCCGGGTACTCCCTGAGAAGTCATACCAACAGCACTAACAGCGGGGTCTACTGTAGGGTCGTAACCTGTAACATTACTTATAGCATTAAATTGTGCATAGGTGTTTAAGTCTGTAATTTCTGCCGGAGACATTTTACTTAAATCATACTCTATAGAAAGTGCTGCATCTTTAGCTTTTTTTGCGTCCGTAGTAGCTACATTGTTTACTACATCAAAACCCTTACTTATAGTAGGACTAAGCGCAGATGCCGTCGCCATAAGCCCGCCAACTGGTCCCATCAGGCCTGTTGATGGGGTTAATGCTTGACCAATAGCTAAATCTGCAAAACCTAAAACACCACGACCAATAGTGCTGTCTAACATTTGACCCAATCCTGCAAGAGAGCCTAAACTAGCTGTACTAGGATTACTCATTAATTCACTTACTGATCCTATACCGGGTGTAGCACTAGAAAGATCAGATTTTCCTCCTGCATCTGGTAGGTCACTTTGACCAGCTTTTGTGGAAGCTCCTTGAGCTTGTTGTCGTAGCTTATCTCCATAAAATGTATCTAATATGTTAGTAGCTAGATTAGCCTGTTTTGGTTTTTTATTTTTAAAAGCATCAGGTAAAAAACTTTGAATATAGTCAGAAGTAAGACCAGAAAAACCTTTAAAACTATCAAATGTAAAAGCAGGCTGACTAAAGCTACTAGCTGTTATAGGTTTTCCTGCTGCAAATTGTTGCCCTGCTGTTGTAGCAGCATTATTATCAAAAGGGTTAGTTCCCTGCCCTCCTTGAACAAAGGCACCTGCATTAGCTTCTAAAGTATCTTCTTCACCACCTTCTAAGCTTTCTAAGTCGTCAGGTTCAATAACCTCAATATCCTCAATCGTAAAAGGTGGGCCACCCGCATTAAATAATGTGTCGTCTGGTAATGTTTGTCCTTCTTCTGTACCAAATTGACCCATAGCCTCCATTTTCTTGTAGCCCATTTTAGCTTCATCTCGAAGCTTCATAAAATGCTCAACGCCAAAATAACGAACAACGTCAGCAGGAATTACCATCTCACCTTCACTAAGCATAGCAGGCTGGTCATCACGTACTTCTTTTTCCGTGCTACCTAAAGGTACGTCATTGCCTGATACGGGATCAACCTGACCACCCTCTTCAAATAATTCCATTTGTTTTTCTAGCATATTAATCCCTCTTAACTATATTATCCAAAGACTTTAATTTTCTAAGGGCTTGAATGTAGCCCTGCGCTCTTTGTACACCAACAGAACACTCAGATTGTTCTAGCACTTTATGCTGCTGTTCTATTTGATAGTCTAAATACTCTACAAAGTTAGCCCACAGGTGGGGGTTGCTGACCAGTGCTTTGAGGCGCTCCGCCTTCTGCTGGCTGTTGTTGTTCATTACCTGAGAATCCCTGTTCTTGTGGTCCGGGTGCCATACCTACACCAATGTTTCCACCGCCTGCACCCGTTGGGTCTTGAGGATTAGCTCCTGCTGGAGCGCCCTGTTGTGGCGGTGGTGGCTGAGTTGCTTGCCACGCCTTCATCATCTCTGCCTGAAGTGCTGCGTCACCCATATTGTTGACAACCTTTTCAGGATCAAGATCAAGTGATCTGGCAATCTCAGTGATAATATAATCCATTTTTGCAAAAGGTGCAAGTGCTGGATTGCTAGTAACTTGAATAAATTGCATGAGGCGTTGACTACGTACTTCGTTAGCCATCAGACTTTCTGTACCACGTGCCTTAACTTCAAGATCACCCTTAATATCTTTATCAAAAGAAAACTGCATGTTAAACTGAAATAGACCGTCACCGAGAGGCTTTAGTAGGTAGTCGTCTACATTCTTAATGACGTTCTTAATACTGCCTGCTGCTGCACCCATAAGCATACTAATGCCACTAGCAGTTCTACCTACACCCGACACACCCGTTTGTCCGTGCGCGAAAGAAGGAAAGCCGGTGCTTTCATCAGCAAGCTGTCTAGCTTTATCAAATAGCTGTAGATTTTCACCAGCAACATTTGGAAACTTAGTACCAAAGATTGCCTGTCCGGGCGCACCACCCTGACGGCGAAACACTTTACCGGGATAAACACTGAGGTCTTGACCCGGAGTTAGATTTGTTTCATCCACTTCAATAAGAAGATTACCAGACAATACAGCATTATCTACAGCCATTCTCATAAAGCCGTTCATAAGAATTTGTGTGTCTTCCATATTTTCAGCAATGCCTACACCAAAGAAGCTGTATGGATTTAGTTCATACGGTGCTGCCATATATGGAATACGAACAGGTTTAAAGGGATTAACTACAAGACGAATAACTTGACCATTAACTGTCCAGATATTAGCTTGTACTTGATCTGCATCTGCAAGCTCTTCTGGAATATCAATGTCTTCATCTTCAAGAAGGTCTGTATCAATTACACCCCAGTATTCTAAAACTTCAAAACGATCAATGCTATGTGTCTGTTCGTAATCAGCAAGATCATCTTCCCACCATTCTTTTACGTAGGACTCACCCTGCTCAACACATTGGTCAATGACATTACCCCTAAAGAGAGGGCGTTTTTTAAGATTAAGTAATTGGCTGCGGCTCATCTTATGACGCTCTACAACGTACTGTGCTTCTTCCATATTGTTTGCATCTGGGTCTGGATAAAAATTCCAAACACTTACATGACCAATTTGAGGTACAGTTTTAATAGTTGGTGTGTATGTACCTTCATCGTCCCAATTTGCATACTCTTTATTTACAGCAAACGGACCCTTTAGTACACCTGTACCAAATAACGCCATTTCAAAAGAAGTGCTGCGAAGATGTTTGGAAGCATTACATTCCTGTAATTGATCCATAACTTTTTTCTGCATTTTCTTTGCTGCAACCATAGCAGGATGAAACGTAATTCCTGTTGGCGTTGTACCCGGACCTTTTTTAAGACCTTTTACATCACTTAGCTTTTCTTCCATAGAACCTAACATTAAAGAGTTTAATGTGGCACCAGCCGGAAGTTCTTTACCGTCACCTGCAAAACCATACGGGCTATCTTGCTCTACTGGTTTTTCTTCTTTGAGTTCATCCGGCAAAGAAGGATCAAAGTGTACGGTGTCTTCTACACCTTCGGGTAATACTGTAGGATCAATAGTAATAGGAAAACGCTGATTACCAAATAGTACATCTACAATTTGACCATATGCCGCAAGTGTTTTAGTTTTAGTAATTTTAATAAATACACGAGATTTTTCTGTTTCCATAAACTGAACGTCAGGACCATAAATGCCTCTGTAATTACGATAAGATTTTAGCCAGCGTTGCTCTTCCGTAAAACGGTAGGTTTTAGCCTTTTCGTATTTGTCGTTGATATATTTAAGAATAGGCGTATAGCCGTAGTCTACTTCATCTACATTATCCACATCTTCTGCTGCTACGCCCATCTCTTCGATTAGGAAGTCATCTTCTTCAATAGCCATTTATAATTCCTTTAATATCCAAATACAGCATCGGCTGGTGTATGAGTATTTCTGGGCATTTGTGAATCAAAGTCAAAAATACTAAAGCGTGGTCTTGACATTATACCGTAACGTAAAGCATCATACAAGTGATCTTCTGAGTGAGTATCAATATCTTCGGGGTTTTTCTTATCTATAGGTAAAGCAGGTAATTGAGATACCATATTTGTGCAACTATTAAAAAAGATTAATCTGGGTTCTTCTGTAAATTCATCAACCTGAAGCCTACGATGAATTTCGTTTTTACCTGCAACTCTACTACCTTTACTACGATCAGACGGTCTCCAACGACACCCTTTACTAATCATTTGTTCCGCCAAAGATGGGCCTGTATCACCTCTTTTATGCCACAAAGAACTATCAAGAACACCATATTTAATATTACCGTCTTCTGCCTCTAGTTCTAATACCATATCGGCTAAATCTGTAGCTAATACTTTAGACACGTATAGCTCTCTGTATACGATTAGTTGTTCATCTGGACTTACAGCAAACCATAACACGCCACTATATGAACCATAGCCATAGTCACAAGCACGAAACTTAACCCAATTATTTGGTATGTCAAATGGCTCAACGACATGAATGTTTCTATTAAATTCCGTAAACGCTGCACCTTCTTTAATATCCCAGTCACCGTCTAATAGCTGTCTTTTTTGTTGCTCCGGCAAAGAAAGAAGCATTGCTTCATAGTCTCCGCTTTCAGCTAGATATGGATTATCAATTAGTTTAGCGGGTATGAACCTTCTTTTAAATAAAGGCTTTCCTGCTTTAGCATGACCTGCCGGATAATTTAAATCTTCGCCTGTTTCAATGTTAGTAGCTACAAATCTGCTGTTCGGTGGTGCAGGATCAAGAAACATTTTCTTAACCCAATGATGCCCTCTGCCGCCCGGATTGGTTGTAGCCCGCATGTATACAGGTAAATCGGGAGCAGTGGACCGTAGACGAGATCGCATGTAGTCCCACGCATAAGGTGTAGCCCACTGAGTCAACTCATCAAAGCCTATCCAACTAAATGCTAGACCCTGATAACGCAACACGTCTTCATCTCTATCCAGATAAGACATCCACAATCGCGCACCGGAAGGCGCAGTCCACTGCATCTTTCTTTCGGACCATTTAATGCCCGGAACTGCTTTAGGATACATCTCTTGAGACTTAAAAATAAGTTCTCTAAGTTCTTCTGTTGTATGTCTAAGCAGTAGCCCACTGAAATCGGGGTGGGAAAAATAACGTACAGGATCAGCTAACATAGCAAAAGACTTGCCACCACCTGCTGCACCACCATACAATACTTCTCGTTCTGCGGCCTCTAAAAACTCTGTTTGTGGGCCATCATTAGGTTTAAATACAGCATTTTGTTCTACAGATTCAGGGGGTTGATGTGCTACAGAAGACTCAATCTTTTGCGGGTTCTTCAGTAGCTCCGCTGCGTGTAGTGTCTGTTTGGGCGTCGAGTCTTTCTTTTTCGAGTTCCTCCGCTTTGGCGAGCGTCTCTTCGACATACGCTGCCCACTTGCGGAGGATAGTAGCTTTGTTTTTACGCTTTCGCTCATTTCTTACCCGTTTCATTAATCCTACGTGTGATATGTAGCGACCTGTTCTTGTGCTTAACCAATTAGATACTTCTCTGTAAGAATATTTCTTTAAATGTTTTTTAGCTTCCGACAACGCATTTAGTTCTGTTTCAATAGGAAGTAAAACTTTATCGTCGCCTTCATCTAGCTCATAGCCAAACGGTACTGTTCTAGCTATACGTGGTATAGGAACCCATTCACCGTCTTCTCTAACATCAAGTGGTTGAGGTAATTTCCAACTTCCAATACTACGTTGTAATGCTTTAGTCGTCATCGTCCTCAATTACCGCTTTAGGTGGTAGAATAAATACACCACCCGTGCTTTCTACTTGCATTTTTTCTGATTTAATAATGCCGCTTCTGTCGAGTAAGTCTTTAGCAGCGTTCAGTTTATCACGAATACCTAACTCGGTAGGGTCATCAATACCAGAAATAATAGCATATGCAGCTTTAGGGGCGTTATGCGCCATAAAGTTTTTAGTGGCTTCAATAATCTCATCCTTAATGCCAGCCGTAATTTCTGACAAGACGGTGTTAGGTGAGTATCCAGCCAACTGTTTAGCTGCATATAGATCACCTCTAGCATCACCAAATAGAACATTGATAAAAGCCTGTTGTTTTTCTGTTAGCTGTTTAGCCATTACGCCACGCCCTTTTTATGCTTCTGACTTTTAGGCGGACTCTTAGTACTGCCGCCTTTACCAGACCAAAAAACTTTGTTTGCCCAATACGCAGCAGACGTTGGGCCTTTTGCGATATTCTTGCCGTGACGCGCTTTAAAAGATTTACGGGCTTCAGGAGAATAGTTATGACCCATCTTTTGATCGCCAAAGCGTATAATTTTAATGTTTCCATCATCCCTCACTGCAACAATAGCTTTTTTTGTAGGGTGTTTAGGTGTGCGTTTAGGTTTATTTAAACCTGACAACCCATATCTTTTTAGTTTTGCTTTTTCAGAATCACTTAAAGACATTAACTTTCCCTAATTATACGTGTTTTATTTTAGTTGTCAACTATCTTTTATTAAATAGTTTAGTGGCACCCCTAATGCCAAAGCTGGCAGCAACTACACAGCCTAAAGAATATTGATACCATTCAGGCATAGACTGTAGTTGCTCAAAGCCCCGTTGTACGATATTTTCCATACCCGGAACAAAAGCTAGAATCATAGGTACACTAAAGATAATTGTAAGATATTCATCTTTCCAGCTATTTTTAGTGCCTTCAGCCATAATACGCTCCCACCCACTCTCGTGTGTAGCTGCTTCTACCATTACAGTAGCTTTAGCCTGTGCTTCCGCTACCTTCATAGCGGTCTTAGCCTTCTTTTCTTCTACACTACCCTGTAACCACGTACCTACAAGCCCAGCTACAGGTCCAATTAGAGCGCCAATCATAGTGGTTGTCCTTTACCTTTAGCAATAATAGCAATTTTTTGACATGTAGCGTACCAACCTCTATACTCGTTGTCTTTTAAACCCCTTTCTAAAGCGGGTACAACTTTTTCAGCGGGTGGACACTCCTCTACAATGCCCGATTCTACACGATAAGCACCATTATTAAACATAATAACAATTGTAAACAATAATGCTTCTACAAATTGTTGGTTCATAATAAACCCTTACTTTGTGCTTTTACTAGCCTGTACAATAGGGGGACTAGATTTTTCTGAATTGCCTAAGTACAAACCAAATGCAGCAGTAAGTGCGCCAGTCATAACACTAAGCATACCTGCCTGCTCCATCGTAGGTGTATCTAATGACATGAACCACTCAATAACACGGAAATTCATAATAATTAAAGCCAGCATCATAACACGTGGTATAATGCGCCAACTATCTAGCTGTTTTGCTTTCATTATCTACCCTGCCCCCTATATGATTGTTTTGCATTAGCTTGCCTGCTATGCAAATTAGGTTTTTTAGCGTGTCTGTTTTTTCTACGGATACGCTTTTGTAGTGCAATAGTTTTTTCTAAAATCTTACGCACGGTATTTTCTTACTTTCTTTGCAATACCTTTAGGTTGTTTAACTACTTGTTTACCAGCAGCAGTACCTTTACGTTTAGCTGCTGTAGTTCTAGCATACTCTGAAGGCGTTAAAGCAGCAATAGCTTTTTTAGGTAGGTATCGCTCACCTGTTTTAGCAGATGGCTTACCTGACTTAGTTCCCCACTTTTGACCTGTCCACTTTTTTAGGCTGCGCTGTGGTTTCTTTAGTGCCATTGTCTACTACGTCCCTTATAACTAGCTGCTTAATAAATTTAGCCCCTATGACTTCTACGATAGTTTGATAACTAGACTTAATGTCTTGTTGTTGTAGCTGCATAACTTTTTGGGCGTCAATAAGCTTGACTACTATTGCCTCTAGTCTTTTATGTTTCTCATCTAAGTCTGAAGATAGCTCGTTCTGTATCCAGTTATTCTGCTTCCATATGAAATAACCAAAAGCTATTGTCATTGTAACAGGAATACCAAACGTCTCCAATATACCCAATATGTCCATTCATATCCCTCTCCAAAAATACAAACAAATATTATTTTCTTTTGGGTTGTCTTCTCCTATTTACGCCTTTAGGAACTACCCTCAGATTAGAGCGTCTATTATCTCGTGGATTCATGTTTTTATGATCCACCTCTTTGCCATCACCCTTACGCACTACACCAGCTTTAGCTAAAGCATTACGAGCAGTATTTCTTGCTGCCCTGTTTTTCTTTTGGGCAGGAAGTTTACCGTGCGTGTCATACTCTCTGCGGTAGTTACGCTTACGTGTGGGCGTAGGTTTTCGGGGCTTAAGCATCGACTACTTCTTTTTTAATCCGCCGCCGCGCATTTTTGCTACTGGCTTTTTCATTCCGCCGCCGCGCATTTTTGCTACTGGCTTTTTCATTCCGCCGCGCATCATCTTTGCTGAACCAATAGCTTTAGAGGCTTTAGAGGATGGCGAAACGCGTTTTTTAGGCGTATACATTCCGCTATCATCTACAAAACTAGAACCGTAGGCTACTTCTCGTTTTGGATCAGATTTGCTAGGTTTTTTAACTACAGGTTTTTTAGCTACAGGTTTTTTAGCTACAGGTTTTTTAGCCTTAGCACGTCTAAGATTAAGAGCATCTCTAGCCTCATCACGTCTACTCTTAAGAGCATCCGCAGCATTTTTACGTTTACGCTCAAGAGCAATCGCAGCATTGGCTCGCTTTATAGCAGTAGTTGCATTTACAGGGCGACCGGCTGCTCGTGCAGCCTGTGCTTTTTTATTTAACTCAGTCCTCCTCTTAAATGCCTCAGTGTTGCTTAGTCTGCTTCTTTTTGGTAACCCGCCCGGAAGCGCCGTAGTCCCGCCGCGCATCATCTTTGCTGCTGGTTTCTTTACTGCTCCGCCGCCGCGCATCATCTTTGCTGCTGGCTTTTTTACTGCTCCTCCACCGCGCATCATTTTCTTTTTCATTGCTCTGGGTTTCATTGCCATTTCTCTTAGTCCTTCTGTTAATAACTAATTCCTGATATTCGTCTTCAGGGTAGACTTTGTAGTAATCTAGCTTTTCTAATTTTAAACTAGCGTCGTCTACTTGAGATAGTGACTGTATGAAAACCATACAGTATTCATCCTTTACGGAACTCTCCCAACTGTGTTCGTATAGAAAATCTAATTCAGCTTCTTCTGCACCAAACTCAGGGTGAAAACCCATAATGTGCAGGTCTTGTTTAGCTAGTAGGTTATTACGTTCTTCACACCACGTACTGAACTCTTGCATGTTAGGTATAGTAAAAGAAGCACATACTACCACTTCGTATCTATTATCTGTAAATTCAGTACACTGTCTTAGTGTCTCTTTGTATATATTCTTAGTTTCTACTATTTTCACTTTATTATCTTGCCACGCTTTCTTTGCATAGGGGCAGGCAGGCAATCCATCTAAATGCAGGTTAGGAACTTCTAAGACATTCATAGACCACTCACGCAGGTCATCCGCGATAGATGTAGCCATTACGACTTGTAGCCGCCTCCAGCCTTCTTATATTCGCTCGCTAGTAATTGAGCTTTTCTAGCTGACCACTGTCCAGCTTTACCGCCTTTTGTGCCAGCCTTAATTTTATTAAATAATCTTTTACGTAGGGTTGGCTTAGTGTAGTTACCCGCCTCATTAACACGAGACTTTGATTTAGGTTTAGTTTTTGCTGCCATTATGCACCTGTAAATGTAAACTGTGCAGGCTCTTCTTCTACTGACACCATAACTTCAAAGTCTGTTGGGTTAGCAGAGAAGGCAACTATCTTGTCACCGGAGTGCATAAAGAAATAACCACCGTTAACTAAGTTTAATAGGGAGTTACCTGCAAATGAAGTATCTTTAATAATGTAGTGATACTCAGTATCTTCAGCATGATAAAATTGAACATTGCATGTTCGTGTACTGTTAGAGCTATTAGACAAATGCAAAAAACGTACAGTACCATTATAGTTAGGAGGGCAAGTATAAACTACGTCTGCACTGCCTGATGCAGAGGAAGACGTAAGTGTTAGACCCTTTGTGTGATACTTATACGTATTTTGATTAGGCATGTTATGCGTAGTCCTTACGGTACTCTCTACCATCCCACTCAAATATAGCACCGTCTTCCGCAGCAGAAAAAGCATCACGGAAACTTTGGGCTTTTTTGGAGTCTACTTTATATATAGGAAAAGACCCTTCATAGTCAACGGGTTTTTCTTGTGTATCTTCTAATGAATCTGTCTCAGAACTACCCGTCTCTTGCGTAGAAAACA